GCTGTCGTCAACACAGGCCTGCGGATGGATGAAAGGTTTCACCGGTAAATCCTCCGCTCGGCAACCAGATCCTCGAAGGCGGCCGGCACATCCCAAAGCTCGACATCGGAGGAGATTTCGCGGCTGCGATACCAATGCGCCGTCAGCATCAGGATGGCCTGGATATCGAGCATGTTCTGTGCCGTCGCAGGATCGTCACCTGAACCACTCGCATCCGGATCGTCATAACCCGCCTCGAATTCGACCCTGACCGGCAGGTCGTTGCGGGAGAGTGACGGTTGCACGAAACCGCTCTTCATCCTGACGCGAAAACCGCGATCGTCGAGCGGTTCCACGGTGAACTGGTCGAGCCGCACCGTTTGCTCGACGTCATCCGCATCGAGATAGGCCAAAGTCACCTGGCTGCGCAGCGGCACGACGGGAACGGTAAGGCAGTCGAAATCCCGCGTCCGCCATTCGAAATCGGCCGGCAGCATGATGCGCTGCGTCCGCTGCTCATAGCGGGCCGTTGCCGCCTTCAGCATCTGCGTCACTTCCTGCTCATCCTCATCGGCCGCCCGAAGACGCGACATGGCATCTTCTATCGGGATAACGAGGCCAGAAGGCCGGCTCAATCGGATCAGCATTCGAGAGCGTCCATAAGGTCCATTTTCGGATAGGTCCTGAGCGCCGAGACCGGGCTTGCATTGATGACCCTGATCCCGAGGCCGGCGATCAGGTCGGCCGCATCGTCGATGCAGCGGCGCCAGCGCCGGACATTGGCATCGGTCGGGTTGTTCAGTCCCCGAGGATGGCGGCCATGCCAGTGGATGCCTTTATCAAGCCGCATGTCGTAACCGACGAGGATGATCTTCGCAGCGCCGAACTGGACGGCGAGGTTGAGGCAGTGGAAGCCAGAATTTCCGCCCCAACCGATGGTTCCCTTTTCGAGGCAGAGGCGATCGTCATTGCGGCGCATCGCGACCGGGTTGATCCGCCATTCCGGCCGCGACCGGCAGGCCGGGTCCTGGCTGATCTTCAGTCCCCGGAATTCTCCGACGCCGCCATGGGCTTTCCACCACGCGAAGTCGCAGGCATAGAGCGCGTCCGCGAAGGGCGCGAGCTTCCAGGAATTGTTGATCGCGATGATCCTGCATCGTCCCTTGATCCGGTCAATCCCAGCGCTTGCGGCAGATGGTCCGCCGGCGATGAGGGTGGTGGTTTCGCCGCTCCAGTCTGGCCACCATGACGGGACAAAGGGCCGTCGCCATCGCCGGCCGCTCCTTTCACCTCGATATAGAGGCCGCGCCTGACAAGCTGCTGGGCGCGATAGTCCGGCACGTCCACCACCTGGCCGCGTCTGACCATGCCGTGATCGCCGAAATTGCCGCGAAGGGCCTTAATGAGCATGAAAGCCTCCTTCGGTTCATGAGACGGGCGCCAGAAGGCGCCCGTCATGACGAGCCGAACTCGGATCAAGAGCCGGACGAAACCGCCGTCGAGAAATCGCCGGTGACGAGCGCCGCGGGACGACGCACCGCAAGAGCAAGCCGCTCTTCGGCGCGAACGGTCAGCATGTTCTTGATGAAATTGTCGCGATCCTCCGAGGAGATCAGGACTTCGATGCCCATGCGGTCCCAGATCTTCGCCGCCATCCTGAAAGCGCCGACCAGGAATTCGTCGACATCCATGGATTGTGTGGCGACAACCGGACGGCCCCAGAGCTGCGGACCGGCAAGCTGGATGACGTTGGCGAAGATGTAGCGGCTTTCGCCGTCCTTCGTCAGCTCGATCGCGGCCCAGTCGGTCGGGTGCAGCACGACGCCATCCGCCGGATATTCGGCAAGCGACGCCTGCAGAAGCGCCAGGCGCAGCGTGTCGATCTTCGTCTGGTTCGGCACGGTGAAGGCCGGCGCAAAGGCCGTCGCCTGCGGCACGAGGCCATGCAGGTGCTGGCCGGTGCCGTCGCCCTTCAGAAGTTCGGTCTCCTCGACCAGATTGAGGCCGTAGCGCAGCTCGCCGTCGATTTCCGACTGCAATTGCGGGATATCGTCCATCGCCTGGCGCGACACCGGCACCCAATGCGCGATCGTGCGCACCGGGGCGTCGGCCTCGACCCATGTATAGTCCGATTCCGGCTTCTGCGCGCCTTCCGAGACGACCGCCGCATTGTTGGCGCGGCTCTGCATTTTCGCATACTGGATCAGGTTCGATCCCGTCTCGCCGACCGACAGAAGCTGGCGGATCGTCATCTGCCGCATCGGCAGGCCGATGATCTCCGTATCGCGCTGCGGCACGATCAGTGCGCCGCCCGAACCGGTTGCCGAGGTGACAGCGTTCTTGACCGTGATGGAAACCGCACCCTTGGCCCCGTTCGCGGCGAAGGCCTTCAGCTTTTCGTCCTCCGCGACCTGCTGGCCGAGCGATTTGACGTTATCGCCACCACCGCCGCGGCGAGCCGCGAGCTTCTGTTCCAGATCCGTGCTGCGGGTTTCCAGCTGTTCCAGACGGCCGGTCAGCTTCTGCTGCGCATCATTGAGCTTTGCCTGGGCGGTGAGAAGTTCGTCGGCTTTGGCCTTGACATCGGCCGCGATGCCGCCGGCATCCTTCGACTGCTTCAGCGCCTCTTCTGCGGTCTTCTTCACCTCGTCACCGACGCGCGCGGTTTCAGCCTTCACCTCCTTCAGGAGGGTTTCGAGCTTCGCCATGTCGATGGCTTCGTTGCGGGGAGCGCCGATAATGCCGGCCGGGCGCGCAGCCATGAGGGCCGCGAGCGAGGCGCGCGGCATGAAATGCCTGGTCATGGGATTTCTCCTAGATAGACCTTGTGAACGACAGGAGGCCTTCGACCTCCGCTATGACGGCAGCGCCAGACATGCCGGTTGGGGCAGCGCTCGACATGCCCCCTTTCATCGCGCCGATCAGTTCGCGGCGCTCCGATTTCGATAAGCCCGTCCGCGCGAGCATGGTTTCGATCTTGTGAGCGGCAAGAACGCTCTTGCCCTCGGCGGAATTCTTCGTCTTGCTATCGACCTGATCGGCAGGAAGGAGATCGTCGGCGAAGCCCTGATCGACAGCATCGGCGCCACCGATCCATGTCTCTGCGTCGAGCATCTTGGTGATGTCCTTCACGTCGAGCCCGGTGCGCGCGGCATAGATATCCGCCGACATCGCATCGAAGGGCGCAAGCCAGTTGGCCACGTCGCGCAACTGGTTCTTGTCACCGATCGCGACGACCCAGGCATTATGGATCATCAGGAAGCCGGCGCGCGCAATCTGCACTTCGTCGCCGGCCATGGCGATGATCGAGGCCGCCGAAGCGGCGATGCCGACGATCTTCACCGTGACTTTCGCCGGATGATCGCGCAGCAAATTGTAAATCGCCAATCCTTCGAAATAGTCGCCGCCGGGCGAATTGATCGAAACGGTGACATCTTTCTTGCCGATCGATCGCAGGGCAGCAGAGACCCGCTTCGACGTAACGCCGTCGCCGAAGAAATCCGCGCCGATCGGGTCGAGGATGGAGATCGTGTTCTCGTCATCCGCCTGCGCGGCGCGAACCTCGGGATTCCAGCGATTGAGCGCCGACGGCATCAGTTCAGTGCGCAAGCCGGGGCGTGACGAAACATCGGCGGCCGGCAGATCACGCATGCTCATGGCGGTTTCCTTCCTTCGAAGCCTCATCGATCAACCCGAGCCAATCGCGCAGCGCCTGCCGCGCCTGCTGGCCGGCGTTTCCGGTGCCGCCGAGCTTGTCGAGCGGCGCCAGATTGGTTTGCGCGGTAAGCTGATCGCCGCCTTGCATCCACGGCAGGTTGAGCTTGGCGCGGCCCTCGTTGCGGGTCATCAGGCCGTTCTGCGTCATCGTCGACAGGAACGCGGCCTTGGCGGCATGATCCATCTGGAGAAGCGCTTCGCGGTTGAATTCCGCATAACGGCGACGATTGCCTGTCGGTCGGATCAACTGCTTCTTGATCCGTTCCTCGATACGCGTGCAGAGCGGGTCGATGCCGAGCGTCTTCCATGCCAGGAAAATCTGCTCGACGCCGGAACCCCACATCGTTTGCCCTTGCGCCGCATGGCCGATGATGATCGGCGGCATGCCGAACCAGCGGCAGATTTCCTCGACGCTGAAGCGCATGTTTTCCAGCATCTGCGCATCGACCGGTGACAGCGCCAGACGCTCATATTTCAAGCCGGCCTCAAGGATCATCAGCTTCCCGGCATTGGTCGAGCCGACGAAGGTTTCCATGATCTTCTGCAAATCCTCGCGCTGCGGCTTCTGCAATGTCTTGTCAGATGACAAAACGCCGCTCGCCTGCAGGCCGGAGCCGAAGAGCTTGCCGGCAGCCTCTTCCATCGCGATCGCCGATCCGAACGTCTGGACGCCGAAACGAACGACGGAAAGGCCGAGATCGCCGCCGAAGCCAAAGCCCTTGACGTGGAAAATTTTCTCGCGCGGCAGATCCTCCGTCTTGCCGCGATCATTGACGCGATAGATCAGCTCGTTGTCAGGCAGCCTGACCGGCTGGCAATGGTTGCTGGCGATCGGCGTCAGCGCGGAAAGCCGCTGACCGGTATAGGCTTTCTCGGCATAAGCGTTGCCTTCGGTCATCAGCCAGGAGACGATGCCCTCCCAGAATTCGAGCGGCGTCTGATCGATGTTCGGGCTCTCGGAAATCACTTCCGATACATCGTCGTCGACCTTCTCACGGCTGTCATGCGTCTGCTTTTCGTACATGGCGATCGGCAGGCAGGAAACCGCTTGTGCCGTCAGCCTGACGCAGGCCCAGAAGGTCGCCAAACGCATCGCTGCATGGAGCGAAACCGGCTTGCCGGAATAGCTGTTGTA